GTCGGTGAACGGTTAAAAAATCTTGCTATAGTATTTTTAAAGCCCAATATCAAAACCTCCAATTATATTAAATTCAGGTATTCATCATAATGTCTTTCAAGTGCTACATAGGCATCTAGCAAGCTTGCCAGGCCGTCAATTCTTCGTCGCTGATTATTTGTCTTACACGGTTGAATATTAAGGTTTTTATCAACTTCAATAGCCGTATTCGAAATACACCATTTCAAAATTGGATTGTTATTATAAACAATTTTATTTACTTCTAAATCTGCCCCTAACGATTTCATTGGGCCTGATAAAGTTTTCTTGCCCTGATGTACTTTTTCTGCATCGTTCACGGCTTCTTCTCCAAAATAATTTTTCATTTCTTCAACCCAGTACGTTGCTGACCACGCATCATAACCGAACCACGGAAGATAAATGTCATACTCTTTCTGTACTTCTATAAACCATTGAGTAACAAAACCATGATGCACTTTATTCCCCGGCGTGGTTCTAAGTAGCCCCATATCACGCCATGATGAATAAGGAATCTTATCATCACGTTCACGGCTTTCAAGCAGATCTTCTGGTAAGAAGTACATTTGTAAAACATAAATATGGTCATCGCCTGGCACCATGAATAAAACGGTTGCACATGTTAAGTCTGTAGTGCTAGACAAATCGGCCCCGCCTACACCATAGCGTGGCTTTAATAATTTAACGTCAAATGTTGCTTGATTGTCTAATTGTTCAAAAGTTAACCATGCTTCGCTGACAGTTTCACGAATATTAAAATCCTTACAGGTTAGATTTTTTACCAGCAATGGATTTTTTTGCGCCTTCTCTACTTTTGCCTTCAATTGGTTAAATTGCTTAATTGTCCCAAGGCCAGGGTTTGCCTTCATCCAACAAACAGCGTCTGTCCACTCTTTACGGCTATCTAGTTCGTAAATTATGGGCAGCAATCTTTCGTTCTTATATCCGTTTTGATCATCATAACCGTTTATTGTTTGTTCTGCTTCATCATATTTCAAATCATAAACTGAGCCTCGAATTGTCCCGGCAGTTGTTGTAATAAAAATCAAAGGCTGTTCTCTTGACGTTACGCCGTCTGCTATAACGTCATATAAATTTTTGTCTTTCCATGCGTGAATTTCGTCAAGCAAGGCAGCATGAACATTTAATCCGTCAAGCGTTTCGCTATCTGCTCCTAATGGTTTAAAAAAAGAATCGTTAAAATCTGACACCATTTCTGCTACCAAAGGCTTAATTCTCTTTAGCAGACTTGGTGATTTTTTAACCATTCTTTTTGCTTCAAGCCATATAATTTTTGCTTGGTCTCTTTTAGTTGCACAGGCGTAAACTTCGGCCCCTGGCTCAGAATCTGCAATTTGCATATATAATCCAATCGCCGCAGCCAACGTAGACTTTCCGTTTTTTCTGGCAACTATTAAGATTACTTCTTGAAATTTTCTAGTGCCATCAATTTTATGAACAAATCCAAAGGTTGCGGCAACTAGTGCTTTTTGCCATAATTCAAGCAGAAAAGGCTTACCGCCCATTTTCCCTTTAGAATGTTTGCAGTAATTTTCCACAAACTCGATAGCGTGATTTGCTTTCTTCGGGCTGTATTCCCACTCACTAACAGGATCATAAATTACCTTAATTAGTTCTTTGTAAACCTTAAAAATCTTACTTGATACACTGCTTTTATTTTGATTTATCCAGTTAAAATATTCAATTACCGGATTGTAAGCAAGCGGATAACATATCCATTTAGCAGCTGCCTTTTTCATCTGTTATCAACAAATTTCTCAAAACCATCGTCAAGTTTCGTCGGTTCTGGCTTCGGCAATAATTCAGTAAGTTGCTTAATAATAGCCGCATGATTTTTTACCATCGTGTTATATACTTCAACCTCTGGAGACTTCTTAGTACCCCATTGATTTGCACCGTTTTGATATTTGCTTATAACGCCATCATTATTCATTGATTCTTGTAAGTCTTGCAGCGTTATAGCCATAAATGCAGCATTATCAATTAGTGACTGAATGGCCTTTTTACTCTTAGGGTCAATCTTGGTAAAAATACCTGAAAGTCTCCGCTTTTCTTTTTCAATCCGTTCATTTATTTCCAAACTCATCTAAAATCACCTCACTTTATACCACACCCCCTCATGTGCGCGACCTGTGTATTTTTTGAAGCTGATGCTCCGGTCTTGGGAAAAATTAAAATCTATTGTCGATAGGGGGGCCTATGCGCTGTATTAAGTTCCCATGTATATCAAACATTACATCTTTACGAGTAACACTATTGCTATGCTCTGCTTCATGACAATCTTTACAAACAAAAATAAGATTATCCCAAGACAAAGTAACCAAAGGGTTTATTATATTCTCAGGTGTTAACACTCTCTTATGGTGCAATATCTTTCCTACCCTTTTACAACGCTCACATAAGCCAAACACGCTGGCAATATATGCCGCTCTGCATTTTACCCATGCTGCTGAATTGTAAAAAGCTTTTGCAAATTCTTTTGCCATTATAATCACCACACAAATATATAAAATCATATTATAAATTCATTTTTAATACTGGAAACTGAATTGAAAACTAAAATCTAAAATTGAATTTCATATCAAAACCAAATCTAAAATCGAAATTCAAAATCAAAACTAATATCAAATTTGATATTTATTGGCATACCTCATGTTTTCAATTTGTTGGATTTACATTTGCAATTACAAACATAATTGCAATTTGTAAATATGTTACAGTTCACTTTAACTTCGAATCTTTCTTTAAGTTTTAAATAAAATTCATACGCTAGACGTTCATCCATCGTATTTATATCAACTGCTTCTACTCCCACACCATCACCCCCGTTAATTTAAAATTATATGTCCATTAAAGTAGACTTTTATAAACTGTTTTTTTTAAATAGTTTTCTTGATCTCAAATACTCCATAAATGTTTATTTTCATTTTTCAAACGTCCATTAATTATCTTTGACTTTTTAGAACGAAAATGTTATATTATTGGTAAGATATTCATGAATAGGAGTTTTGAAAATGCGTATAGCTTATATCCGTGTATCGGCTAAAGATCAGAATGTTGCTAGGCAATTAGAAGCAATGAAAGATCATAACATTGATCGGTTTTACGAGGACAAACTAAGTGGCAAAGATACTAATCGAGAACAGTTACAAGCTATGTTACATTTCGCAAGAGAAGGAGATACAATTTACGTAGAAAGTTTTAGCCGTTTAGCTCGCAATATGCTTGATTTGTTAACTATTATAGATCAGCTCGCTAATAAAGGAATCGGGTTTATAAGCCTTAAAGAAAATATTGATACTACAACGCCAGCTGGTCGCTTACAGTTAAATGTTTTTGGTGCTATCTATCAGTTTGAACGTGAATGTAGTAAGGAACGCCAGCGCGAAGGCATTGATATTGCATTAGCAGAAGGGCGTCCCTACGGCAGGCCAAAATTAGAAGTTAATGAGAAATTTATGGAAGCCTATAAAAAATGGAAGCTTAAGGAGATAACCGCCGTAGCAGCCATGAATATGGCTGGTTATAATAAGAGTACTTGGTATAACCGCGTCAAGGAAATTGAATCTTAGACATCTAAAGACCAGCATTTTTTAATATACGTTATACCCCATAGCCCTTCTTGTAGCTATCCTGCACTCTTCCGCTGTCAATCCTTCACGCCTTCCGGCAATCGCGTATAATTCTTCTTTTGCTATTTCCCCACGATGATCTGCGCCATGACACCCCATACCCATACTAGCTGGCCCACAAAGCATTAATATATTTTCTCTTATATCTGGCCCTCCTGCCCCTTTTCCCGTAATATGAGCCGCTTCTAAAAGAACATGGCTGCCGCATCGTTCGCAGCAGTCATGTTCTTTTCTAAATTGTCTTATCAGTTTTGGATTACGTGGATTTATTTTTTTCAGCATTATTTTAGTACTCCAGTCACTCTGCTAGACTTGTATCCTTTGTTTGTCTTTTGACAGTTAGATACAAACGACTGTTCAGTTAATTTCTTAGTAACCTTGGGGTCATATTCTGAGCACTCACCACCGCCCCACTTAACCCGTTTGGCTATACAAATTTCAATTCCATGTTTTCGGCAATCGGTTAATGTGCATTCTACAGTTGGCATATTACTCCCCCTTCTTAAATTTAGGCATAAGAAAAACGCCCCTCAGGGCGTTCATAAAATTACTTTATTTATTTCTTACTCTTTTTAATAGTCGATAAATGCACTGAGGTTTTTCTTTTGATTTTTCTTCTTTTTTTTCGATATCTTTAATAACTGATAAATGTATTGAAGCATTTTTTACTGTTAATATTAGATATGTCACTAAAGCCAAGTAACTAACTGGTATTACAAATCCCCATTTTTCTCCTAGAATACTACCAGTCATTATATCTACTATAGTCGATATGATTGTTTTATCTTCTATAACTACTATCATAGGTTTTACATCTTTTAATATAGCCATTGAAGCCATTAATCCTATCGTAATATATAATCCAGCCGCAGGGAAAATATCTTTTTGGCATTGGTAGTGCGCATTTTCTATATCCCTCTCCGTTTTTTTCATATTTTTATATTTCTCATAAAGTTTAACATATTTTCCCCTATTACTTAAAAATTCCATTGAATTTATCCCCTCTTTTATTGCTCTATTATTTGTTTCGGTAATAGGTGACAAATTCCTGCAATCAACTCTTTAAATAAGATTGTATTCCCTAATAAAAAAGGTATGTCCCAAATGGACACACCCGTACAGGCTTATTTTAGCACTTTGTCAATAGCATTTCAAGCTATTTTGCACATAAAAGATTATATAAATTTGATGTGCTTGGTTTTTGCATTGCATATTTACTACTCTTTCCTTTACTTTTGCTTCCGCATGTATGACTCTTTACGCGCATTACAGGATCTGACACAAGATGATTCAAGGCCATAGCATCAAGTATTTGTTTTTTTACTTCTCTCTTTGAATCATTAGGAGGACAAGCTTGACCACCACAACCTATGCAAATATAAAAATCATATTTATCCGGTATCAGCTGTTCTCCACAAAAATTACACTTATTAGATATAAGTTCTAGTTTTAGTTTAGGCATCTCTCGTACCCCCCACAAAATATTATTAAACGCCAAAATAGGGAGGTCTAGCCTCCCTTTATAAGTTACTTATTACCTGTTGTCATATTCATACACACTGTACCAAAACATGTTATCTCAGGAACTGGACTACTAGTACAATTACCTTCTTTGTTGCGTATACAGTTGCATTGCTGGCCTTGAATACATGGTTTATCTTTCACTATTCATCCCTCCTGCTTATAAGCATTACATTTGGTCGGATCTACCGTATCAAATTTACAATCTTGTGAGCAATTGGTGCAAATTAATTTTACGCGAAGGTCTGAAACTTCTTCTTGCACCGCCTGCCGCGCTAGCTGCTCACCTTCGGCTTTAGCTTTCCAATAGTTGCGATCTTTGTACATATCGTTAATTTCCGTATCAATTCTATTGAAATGGTATAAAAGTTCCTTTAAGTCTATTCTTTTGACTATGCATATATCTACTGGTCTGCCCTCATGTCTGACATTTGCTGATTCACGAAGTCTTTTAAACTGTTCTGCAAAGCTTATTTATGCTACCTCCGATAAATATTATTCACTATCTGATAGTACCCGCCCGTTTACTCTTTAAAAATATCAGTACCTTTCATTTCAAATAGATCTTCTTGTACTTTGGCAATAAGGCTTGTACCAATATAGCCTATAAGAGCTTCGATATTTTTTACACCTTGAATATTTTCCTTTTCTCTTTCTTTGGCTAATGCTTCTACTTGTATCTCTAACTCTTTTTCTAAATGCGTCTGCATTGTTTTTACTGCCCAAATAAATTCACTGCTTATCACTGGTTCTGCTGGTAACTCTTTTTCTTTCACTGGTGCTGGACTACTAGGAATAAAACCATCTAAATTCATATTTTTTGTTTCCGGCATCGTTTCTGCTTGTTTGGCATTCTGATGTTTTTTTATTTCTTTACCAGTTATATTCCCGCCCGTTTTTTCGTATACAGCTTTTTGATCTGTAGGCGATAATTTCGAAAGTTCGACTGCCGCAGTGAAATTTACATCTTCCGTTTTGTATTTTTCTTTAATTTCTGGAATAAGATTGTTGC